GAAGGTGCGCCTGTACCACTTTGATTAATTACAGCTAAATATACTTTGTAAGGTCTTACATTTGCGCCTGTAACATATTTAGTGTCGTATGTTGCTCCATTGTAATCACTAATCATTAATAAATCAGTGTCTTCTAATGTCGCTGCCTTCGCTGTTAGTTCGCTTATCTTTTTGTTTGCCATCTTTCTCTATCTTCTTAAGATATAACTCTAATTTAATAATATTGTTTTGCTTAGGTTTATATACCTCTTTTTTCATAAATACCAATTTGATAAATAATTGCCATGTTGTGGGAATACGTCACCACTTCCGTTTGTTAAATATTCGTTAAATAATGATTGATTTACAACCATGTAATCTAAAAATCTTTGCGCGTAATTTTCAGCAATACGTTTTTCTTTCTCAATCAAATAATCAACCTCTTCTTTACTTACAATTTCAGCATTTTCAGAACTATGTTTGTATAGTCCTTTATTAGAAATTGAATAAGCTGCAAACGGTAAGTATTCTACCATCGTAAAATGTATCAACATTGGTTTTAAATACGTATTTACAAGCGTCGCATAGTTACCACTCAATGTACTTGCTGCTATATCATTCTTAATTTTAGTCATTAAGTCAGTACCTACATATTGCAAAAGCCAAATATCCTGTGCTATCTTTATAAATGGTATTATTTTGTCAGAATCTACATTAGCATTTAATGCTGTGTACGCTTGCAAATCTGCTTTCCCTATTAATAATGCTTCTGCCATAATTATTTAACGTCTGATGGTAAATTTGTATTGTTAGGATGAAATCCTTTAAGTGGTAAATTGTTTGGTTGTACAGATACTTGATAAGGATTAGTAATTTTATATCCCATTATTTCTGCTTTTCTAGTACCTATTTGTCTTGCTTTTGGACTATTTACATCCACGTTTTGTCCTTCCAAACTTGCAAAAGTTAATCTTTTAAAAGAATGCTTGCATCGAGGACCACCCTTAAATAAGAACAAATTATAAGGCTCGTTATTATGTTCAAATCCTGGATTTACTAATTTAGAATTCATACTTTCTAAATCTTCTTTGCGATATACTTTTTTAGTATTCATCATTACAGTACAAAAGTCTCTTTGTGGATTAGCATTTCCTGTATATTGGTATCTTACCTTCCATTGAATTCCATCAATTAATTTATCCTGTTTGCTATTTGCATTTGGACGTGCTACACCACTAGAAACAAAGTTTAATACTTTAGATAGCATTGTTTTTTTAGGTTGTAATTGTAAATCTAATTCATCCTCTAAATCATAGTCAACATCTCTTTCATCTACTAAAACCCAATCTTCTGAAATATCTTCTCCAATTGTATCTAAGTACATTTCAAGTTCTGATTTTTCAGCACTCATTTCAACGCCTGTTTCTTCTTTTACTTGTTCAGTAGATTGTGCGTTTGATAAGTCTACAAATTCCAAAGGCTGTAAAGTCTTGAAATATAACTTTAAAGACACACCATTAAATGCTAAGATACTATCCAATGCTTCTAATAATATTTCTTGTTTTGGTCTTATTACCATGTTATCAAATAAAATAACACTATTCTTTAATTCATCTGCATTCGCACTAAAACCTGTGGTTGTAGCAATACCAAATATAAGCGGTGAAGTTACGCAATGACCTGTTAAAATCTTGCTTCTACACTCATCTGACAAATATTGATAATGTTCTGGCGCGTCGTTCAAAGGTACGCTGTCAATTGTAGTTCTTCTAGCTTCATCTTCATTAAATGAAACAACTACTTTCTTACCTGTTGATCCTGTTAATTTGCTTATAGTTTTTCTTGCTATTTCGTCTTTCTGCTCATCAGTCGGTAAACCATTATTAAAATTCACTATAGTCGTGGGGCTGAACCCGTTAACAACCTCATTAATAAGGTATTCGCTAATTTTCTCCTCTAGTACAGTATATTCTAATGCACCTTGATAGTCAACACGACTGAAATACTTAGTACCTACTGAATAAGGTTGTATCATTAATATTTCAATCTCACTTTTACCCTCACCAAACGCATCGAATCTTTTAGGTACAAATTTCTTTGGGTCTTCCCAGTTGTCAGAGTAGTAATATCCTACAATATTACCGTCTGCATCACATTTTTCAGGTCTTAATAACTGTACAGGAATGTGGTAAACTTTAATTACGTTCTTATGTCCTTTGTCATAATGTACCTGAAACGCACCTTGACCTAACAAATATAAGTCTTGTATCACTCTACGCAAGTCATTCGCTGTGAATAACGTCAACATTTGAGCGTAATCATTTGGCTTTTTAGACGCATCTAACGCACTTAAACCTTTTCCGTATATTAATCTACTAATATTATTCACAACAGCACTATGTGTAGCACTATTGGAATATCTATCGATTAAGAATTGAAAGTAATTATTATCTTCTCCATAGTTTACCCATTCATTACGCTTGTCTTCCGTAACTATTGGAGATGTATATGCAGATAATTCTATAACGTGGTTACTAGTCATTTAATATAAATTGGTTTGTTGTTGTATTTTCTATGTATTTACCATCGTTTACACTATAATCTCTTACATCTTCAAACCCTAATGAAGTAGTAATTTGAGCAGTGCAGAAGATTTTACCTTTCCAAGTGTATTTATCGATAGTATTGTAATATAGAACAGCCTTATATGTATGTCCTTCTTTTAATGCTGGATTAATTGTTAATGTAATGTTATCAAAGTAATCGTATGCTGTAGTAGCTGTTAATGTTATTACCCTAGATACATTTGTTTCTTCATCTGTAATTTGTAGTTTATTAGCTCTAGGTATTGTTCCAAGGTCAGTTAACCTTTGAGTCACTGTAATTAATTGTGATGTTGCTATAGGCTCTAATACTATCATGTATATATAACTTAATGCTATTGATTTTGTTTTTAAATAAAAAAGGGAATACTGAACTTAATCAATATTCCCCGTATTTTAAAGTAAATTATTACTATGAAGTAACCATTGTCGCACTTGTAAATAACGCTAACATCGCAGTTGATGTAGACGCATTTAAAAAGTTAGCTGGTACTTTCTCATCTGCTACGAAATTCAAAGAATATCCTGAAGCAGATTTCATTTCGCCACCTGTAGAAATTGTTCCACCTACAACATCTGCACCTTGCTCAAGTCCCATAATGAAAAATTGATCATTGTTGGTTTGAATTATTATGTGCGGCCTACCATAGGAAAGTAATTTGATTTGCTTATGAGTCACAATATCTTGATGCTTTAAACGAATGTTTAATTTTTGACTGAAATAAGTAGTACCAGCATTTCTATCAGAAATTACTTCTTGGTCGAATGTATTGTCTACCCCTTTTAATTCATATTTATACAACACATCTACATTCGTAATTGCTGTAATCATATCTGTATTTGTAGCGTCATAGGTTATGTCCGCTCTTGCTATTTGATAATTGATGAAGTACACACTTTTGAGTCCTCCGACCTGATCTTTGCATTCTTCGAGTCTTCCTTTGGAAATATCACATGCCATCTGTTTGAGTTTTAGTTAGTTATAAAAAAAGGGAGGAGTATATCCCCTCCCGTAGTATTGATATTCAGCCAGTTACTAATTTGCGGAATTGGTGATTCCGTAAGTCACGATATCTGAAACTGAATGATAGTTTACAGCGTAAGCAGCTCGCATTATGATTCTTACGTTGTCTGAGCCGTCGAGATTTTTCATGTCCAAAACCGAAATTTCATTCGTGTCATTTAACAGTCCGCAGCCGAAAAACAAGTTAGAAGTTTGAGCAGCTAACATTTGGTTTGCAGTTAATCCGTTTGCTACGAATACAGGAATACCATCGAATGTTAAAGCTCCGTTGTTATACCATTGTGTACCTTTGTTGTCAGTACCATTGTTTGATGTTGCAGCAACTGAAAAACCACCTAATGCACGAATATAGAATTTAGCAGCAGCTTGAGAAACATAAAGTTTCAAGTCATCCGTACCATATACTGCAGCTGGAATCGCAGTCACCAACTTTCCAAGCTCCTCAACAATGTTACTAGCGGAAAGGGTTGTACCAGAAATTTCATTTGCAGTAGGCAAAGAAGCGTCAGTAGTTAACAAAGTCATGATACCATCAACTTGTCCTGAAGTAGCATTTGCACCATTCCAAATTGAAACTTCAATAGAATTAGCAACTTTTTCAGCAACATAAGCTAATAAGTAATCAGCAAAAGATTTAGCTAAAACTTTGTTAGCAGAGAATCCCATCTCCTCAGATTGCCAAGATTGTAAATGGTCTTTCTTACATAATTGTAAGTTAACTTGGAAAGGCTCTAATGTTAAGAATCTCTCTGTAATTGTAACAGTAGAAGTTGCACTGAAATCACAGCTGGCATCCTTTAAAAGCCCGTCAGTCAGTAACTTATGTAATACCGCTTTGTATGCGATGTTAGGCATGATAGTCATACCACCGTTTGCTAATGTGTTACCGCTTAAGATAGCAGCTTTTACCCACATTTTGGAATCTTGACCAGCATATGTAGTCGTCAAATTTGTACTTGTAGCCATTTTTTTTTATTTTTATTTAGTTAATATTACGCTTCTGAAGCCCAAACACCTTGTCCGTCTTCGATAAACCATTTTGTTAATGCGATTGCACGTAAGCGTACAAAGTCTCCTAGTTTAGCAGTAGCTTTTGTGTTAATCCAATCCTTATTTACTGTACCACTTGCTGTACCATCTGCAGCAGCTGTAGAAATACGTCCATTAATACCATCCGCTGAAGCTGGAGATAAAGTAATAATGTTATTACCATTTGCTCCTGTGTTTCTAAATACTAATTCCATACCTAAATTATCGGAATCAATAAGTGGTAAAGTCATTACCAATGCATCTGTAGCAATGTTAAAATCTTGTCCTGCATCACCCTCGTAGAAAGTAGTGGAAGCAGTTACTGTATTTTGCGTGCGTCTTGCACGCAATACTTCGTTTGATGTGTTTTCTATTACAGCCATTTTTTATTTATAAATTGTTTCTAAAATTGAATCTCTAATCCCTTTTGCTTTACCAGGTGTTAAGTCAACATGCTCAACTGTTTGAGAATTCTCTGGGTTAAACTGAATTGGTTTAGGCTCTTCTGCAAGCTCTACAACTGAATCAGTAACTTTAGAAAGCTCTACAATTTTAGCTTCTAATTCTGCAATCTTTTCTTCCAATGCAGAAAAATGTTGCTCTTCAACTTGTGAACGAACGATTTTTTTAACTTTCGATTGTTCAGGTGTTTTTTCAGCTTCAACTGGTACTTCAGTTTCTGCTTCTGCAGGGTTTTCTTCAGCAGGCAAAGCTTCAACGATAGAGTCAATAACTCCATCAGCTTTTACTACTAAGATTTTACCATCCGTTAGTTCATATTCACCAACAGGAAGTGGCACAGGCTCGGCATCAGGAACTACGATAAATACGTTTTGTCCTGGCTCGAACATATCAGCTTGAATAGTCGTTTGACCATCTGCTAATATTTGGTCTTCTAATTTCGTATCTAAACTTTCAGTTTTTACTCCCGTTAGTTTAATCAAGAAATCTTTTACCATTTGTAAAGGAACTTGTTTATCCATTTATTTATTTATTTACTTGTTTAAATACTTTTTAATTCAGCTCTTAATTTTTCAGCTAAAGAGTTTGCCCTATTTATTCTATCAGCATATTGTTTTGGCTGTGGAATAGAAGATATATCAATACCTAAATCGCGAACTCTTTTAGTAAAATCTGCTTCATCTTTACCAAGAAACCCAACTAATCTATCTAATTTAGTTAGTGAATCAGATACGACTTTTTTACTTTCAGATTTAATTGCGTTAAGTTTATTTAAAGCATCTAAAGCTGGTCCATAAAAATCTTCTGTTTGCTTAACGGAATCGGTTAATAAACTAAGATTTACATCTAGTGATTTAGTTACCTTTTTTACGATAGTTCTTGTTTCCATATCTTATTAACTAATTATTAATTACTTTGTTTTAAATTACCCTCTTGAAGTAGTAATAACTCTTTCATTTCCATTAACTTGAATAGTCGCTAAACCTTGTGCGATATCACTTCCAAATCCTTGTGCGTATAGTTCTCCAGTGCAGTTCTCTGGCGAGTACTTTCCGTCTTTACCTAAACACCCTCTTTTGCCACCTTTTGGTGATGCGTTTGCCATTGTTGCTTTCTTTGCCATTTATATTTCTGTTATGATTACATTTAAATGAACCAAAGTAACATTGTTTGAACTTTGATTTTTTACCCATACTTCAACATAGTCATTTACATCTAAATTGACTATTGTTTGTATGTGAGTTGTTGATGCTTTACCACTTGATGAACAAGTAACGTCCATTTCACTAGATGTTATTATTGCACCATTTTTATAAAATGCAAAATTAAGTATATCATTATTTCCACTTGTAACTGAAACAGATGCTTCTAATTTGCAGTTTCGATTAGTATTTAAGTTTGTTATTCTATTATTTGTATGTTGAAAATTATCGTTATAAAGTCCTAACGTAGTAGTTGTGTTTAATTTATAAAAGTTAGTTGTCGTAATAGTCGTTACGCTAGTCCCTAAATGGTCGTAATAATTTAGAAATGAATTGAATTTACTTCTTAATATTCTGCGTAATTCATCTGCGCCATCGTCAAAATACAAGTAGTTTGTAGACTCAATATGTGTTGAATCTTTATATCTTACATAATGGGGATATAAACTCATAGTTTTTCTAGTAAGTCTTTAATCTCATTTAGCACGTCTTCTTGCATTTCTAATTGTTCTAATCCATCGTACTTACCCTCAATACTGAATCCGTTAAACTTACCATCTTTAATTCCTTGGTAAACTTCTTCATTGTAAACTTTCATCTTTACAACCCAACTCCCAACAGGTGCATTAAGTTTATATAGATTAGATTTATCATTCTTACTATCTTCAACTATCCATGACTCAATTAAAGCAACACCATCCACGTTTTCTGCATGGTCCACTGTTACGTTATTTCCGTACAATTTCTTCATGTAAAGCTCTTGTGTTTTAGCGATTGTTTCAGCACTAAATGACACTGTAAATTCTTTATCTTTAATACGTCTTAAAATCTTTTTTTCAGGAACCAAAGCAAGCCCAATAACCTCACGTTTATTCTCGTCGATTACTTTCATTTCAACTTCCATTTCAGAAAGCAAAATAAAATCCTCTTCAATTGCTGGTCTATCAACAAAACTTATAGCAAAGACTCCTTGCTCTTGCTCGTCTTTAATTGTTAGTTCAATGTTCTGTAGCTTCTTCATATTATTATAACTTATAATGTTGCATTTTGTACTTTTTTCTTGTCTAACATTTGTTGTGTAGTTACATCCGAACCTACAACATACGCTTTAATTGGTGGTTGATTTAATTGTGCTAATTGCGTTTGGTTTTGATTACCTATAATATTAAAGTTAGGAGTTATAACTTGGTTAGCTTGACCACCTCCATCCATATTATTAGGCGCAGATATATTTCCACGTGAACCAAATTGTTGACTAGATATATTTTTAACATTTGCTAATCCAGCAGCAGTAGCAACACCAGCAGCAATACCTCCCAATACAGGACCAACTACAGGAATACTAGCAAGTGATGCATAAGCACCAGAAGCTGCCTTCCACGTATCCATTAAAGCACCAGCAATATTAGCAGCCTTCTGAATCTCAAAGGCTTTCTTTTGTTCTTTCTCCGATTTTCCTGCAAAAGCTACAGCTAAATTTCCTATTACATCAAATGATTGTCTTGTTATTTGAAATATAGCATCCGATGTTCTTTTTTTGTCTACTATTGCTTGTGCGTCTAATGCTTTTTTATCTTCTGCATTCTTTTTATCTAATTCTGCTTGTGCTAATAATTTATCTGACTGTATTTTTAACTCATTATCTGCTGCTTTCTTTTGTTCTTCAGATTCTTTCTCACGTCTTTTTTTTGCTATTGCTTCAGTATCATTTGCAAAATCTTCAAGTGCTTTTAATTTAGCTTCGCGTTCTTTTCTTTCGTCTTCTGCTATCTTATCAGATGCCGTTTTTCTGTTTGTAGCTGCTGTTTCAGCTGCCGTTTTATCAATTGCTTTAATTGCTAATTCAAAGCCAGCTTTATTATTTTTAAGTTCGATTAAAGCATCCGTTTGTTGTTTCTTTACAGCTGCAATTTCTTTTGCTGTTTCTTTTGGATCAAATACAAGATTTGCAAGTCCTCCAAATAACTTATCATTTAATCCAAAATCTTTACCTAATGCTTTCCCTATGCTATCAACTGTTCTCAATAATAAAGATATAGGCAACGATATATATTGTAATATACCTGAAAGTATTTCTTTATTTCTTTTAGACGCTTCAATTTGAGCCAGTGCAGTAGTAGCATTATTTTTAATTTGAGTCTCTGCTGCTTCAATAGCTTTATTTGATTGAGCAATTTTTAAATCTAAAATATATTTTTCAGACTTTCCTTGCAATTTTAAGATATTTTCTTGAGCTCCAATAGCTGTTAACTTTGCTTTTTGAATATCAAGATTAGATTGTGAATTTGCATTAAGTTTCTTTTGTTCTTCGCTTACCCCGCTTACAGACGCTTTTATTTCATCCCAATAAGCTACAATAGTTCCTAGTGCAACTACAAATATACCAATACCCGTAGCTAATATTCCTGTTCTAATTCCTTTTAAAGCATCAACAGCTGCTATTTTTAATATTTTAAACGCATCTTTTGCTTCAAGTACACCATTTATACCTTCGGTCAAAGCCATTGCGCCTTGAACTTTTAGTAATGTTTTTTGAACGTCTTCGCTCTCAACGCCTACTAACGCAAGTGCTCCCTCAAATGCTTGGAATCCATTAAGAACACCGCTAATTGATTTTGATAAAGAGTTAAATTTAGCATCAGGATTAAAAGCGTCAGTAAGTGCTTTTGCGTCACCAATTGCGTCTTTTAATTCAGCAGCTTTCTTTGCAGCATTTACAGCTTCTTTAGATGCAGCTCCAAATTTTTCAGAAAGTGCTTGTACTTCATTTTGTGCTTCTCTTAATTGTGCTTTAAGGGATGCTGTGTTTGTCTTTACTTCAAGTTCAATTACTTTCTTTTCTGCCATGTTGCTTTGCTTTCAATAATAACTCTCTTTTGCCTTGTTTGTAGTTTACGCGAAATGAATCTGACAATAAATACTTTCCCTTTGCTATGTCTATATTTTCACTTACACCATAGAAATTATCTATGCGTAACAATGCTATAATTTGCTCTATCATTCTTGGTTTAAATTAAATGAATTTATAATACTTGTGCCTGTAGCGTCCGTGTTAGTGTAATTTATTTGTATAACTTTTGTAGTCCAATCTTCGGTAATAACATTGAATCCATCTTCTGTAATCCAAGGATCTGTAGAAGATTCTGAAACAACAGGAACAACAGGAGTAGAATTTGCTGGTATTGTAATATCAACCCACCCATCACTAGTAAATGTTGTACCTGAGAATGTAACACCAGAATAAGGAGTTGATACCCCTGTGCCAGTTGTACTCCATGTTGGAACTACTACAGGAGTTTTAATAGTACCGCCACCACTAGGTACACTTAATGGAATGTTAGTATTAATCATTGGTCTGAAATCGTTGATTAAAGTCAAGTCAACTTCACCACTAGTAATGTCAGATTTAAGTTCGTTAATAATGTATCTTTTGTCTCTAATAATTAACCTATCATTCAATCTTAATTTTGTAATCAACGATAAAGGGAAATGTGCTTTAACTCTTACTAATCTGCATTTAGGATTGAATAAATTACTTAAATAACTATTATAGTAAATTTTAAATAGCCCATTTAATAATACAGTATTATCTAAAACACTTTTTTCTTCTCCAAAACTTAAAGAATATCTGTTTCCACTAAATGTAACTTCATTGTAAAATGGCGCATACGTTGTTTTATTGTTCTTAGTTGTTCCATTATCAAAATAAAAATTACATGATTTTATATCCTCCATATATAGCAATACAGGCTTAGGAATATAAGATTTATATTCAGGACTTGGAGTCAAAGAATATGAAGCACATAAATTTACACTATCTAAATTTAAAGGCAATAGTTCTTCAAATGGAACTTTAACAGCAAAGTCTCCATTATCATATTGTGGAAAAACTTCTTTAGTATCTCCATATTCTCGAACACCTTTATTATTAGATAAAAATTCTTTATTTACAAATGATTCACTTTTTTCATGTTCAAAAGAAATGTTTTTATATAATGGTACGCGTTCAATATCTATTGAATCTATATCTGTATATGTTGTAATATTATAGATATATCCTTTGGCGTAAAAGTCCTCTAAAGTTTCAATTAAAAAATTATCTATACTAGTTGCGTAACAGGTTAGATTAAACATTTTAAGAATTCCGCTAAAAAAATCTGCAACTGTAATATCTGGGACATGACTATTTAAACTTATATTTGCAACTGTTGATATATTTGCAACTTTTATATCCCTTGTTCTTACAGATGCATTTATACCACCAACATCTTTAACAGAAATAGTTATATTAGTTATATTTGCTGGTGTATCTGTTTTTATTTTATATGATAATTTAGCGTCTGAACTACTTGCAATATTTGTATATAAATTATTCCATCCACTTGTGCTTGCAAATGTTATAGTTTTAACATACGTTAAACTAGAATAACACTCTACTGAAACATTGCAAGGTACATTTGTTTCACAATAAATATCTACAGTATTGTTTTTACCATCAGGATATGAAAATAATTCTATTTCATTTGTAGCTCCTAATATTCCACTTCCATTATGAGTTAATGCAGCAGGCACTCCATTTACATTTACAGAAGTAAATACGCAATTAACAGTATTAGTATAGTTAATAAATGTTTCGGCGTTCTTCAACCATAAAAATAATCTATCCCATCTTAAATTAACTGCATCTAAAAAACTACCATTTAAAGTTATTCCATATTTATTCTCTATAACGTCAAATATTCTAGCAACTTTTAATGCAGGAAATAATTCATTAAATTTAACAGACCCAACACTTGTTTTAATATCAGTACTTACTCCATCGTTATAAGTCCAAACTCTTTTTGATGTTATTAATGGAAATCTAACATTTTTTGTATAATCTGTAGAAGTAATTAATGACTCGACATTAGCTCCTGTATATTCAATATTGTAACTAGATAAATCTAAATCCGCTAACTTGTCGTTTGCAAACTTATCTTTAATGCTTATTAAATCTCCATAAAATGTAATCGTATAACTGTCTACACTTCCATTCTTTATATTAGACTTTTCTAATTGTACCTTACCACTTCTAAACGGAGCTAAGTCAATTTCTATATACGCTAATCTTCTAATATTAGAACTATTTACAGTGTTAACATCTGACTGATAAAAATGTTCAAATATTGCATTATTGATAGAGCTTGCTGGTACTGTGAATGATTGTGTAAAGTCAGTATACACTTTAGAAATGTCTTGTATGTTTTGTACACTTAAATTTATATCTATTTTTTCATCGTTAAATAGTTCTAGTTTAGAATAGTCACCACTTCCACTGATGCTTTCAATATATACATCTACTATTCTCTTCATTATATCACGTTGTTAATTGTATTATACGCAAACTCGAACTCTAAACTGTAATTAATCATATGATTGTTTATGTTTTTCATGACTTCTAATGACTTTGTTTTGCATATAGCAGGCTTATCATTAACTAGTATTCTTTCACTCATTATAAGTTGCTTAATATTTGAGCTAAAATCTTCGTAAACATACCCACTATTTACACTTATTGTTTCTTTTGCGTTGGTATTAAATGACTTCTTTTGTCCTTGGTAAATATCAAAACTACTCACCGAACTCTGCATTACATTATAATCGTTCGATTCTATTGCTAATGTATTTTTTGACGCCTTAAAGAAGAATTCACGTTGCCAAGCACCATATTGATTTATGAAGTCAATTATTACAGGTGTGTATTTAGGCTCGCAAATAGGTTTAAAATAGTATGTAGCTAATATTGTACCTTCTGAATCGGTTACTTCTAATTTATTACCAACTGCAGCATAAGCAGCATGTACTCTTGGCGCAGTCTTCCACCCTGTTGATGCGTTTGTTACTGTTGTACTTGCACCTGTTGATAAATTAGTATACTTTAAATTATGTGATGTAATCATGTAAGCATTCAATTCCCCAGCATAAATTCCCTCTTGATAATAATATGTTTTTTGCTCTAATAAATAGTTTCCATAATCAAAATTACTTCCTTCTTCATAATAGGAATATCCATCCAAGCCAAAGTATTCAAGCGTATTTAATAATGTATATACACCAGCTACTGACTTATATCGCTTTACTTTAACGTTACAATATTGGTCCGTGCTTAATGCTTCAATTGTATATGGTGATTGTTTTTGAGTAAACGTTATATACTCCCTAATATAAGGTGCAACGTCGTAAACTGTTTGTGTATTATTCGATGCTGGGATTAATTTTGATAGTGTGTACTGTGCTGTAGTAGGAGCTGAACCCGTACCATTCCATAGAAATATCTCTATCTTACTTCCATCTTGTCCCGTCTCATTTACTTCTACAATGTAAGGACTTCTAGCTAATATATTTGCCATTATTTTTTAGGTTGTTGAATTGTATACTTAAATAACTCCAAAGAGTCCAATCCGTATTTTTCGACTAACTGGTCTGGAAGATCCTTGTATGCCTTCTCGAATGGTTTTGTAAAGAACAATGAAGGTTTAATACCTCGCGCCCAAATGTTTTTAGCTGTAATAAATCCTATTGCTTTGAAGCTACCTTTGACATACTGACCTTGTTTATTTCGCAACCTTAAGCCTTTTCTTTGTGCCCACTTTGCAATTAAGTCAGAAGGTGGTTTTTTATTCTTAAAACTATATGGACTGTTTGGCGCTTGCTGTCCTTTAAGTTTAGCATTTGGTGAAACTTGTGATGGGTCCGCACCTTTTACACCTTTGTCAACATACGCTCCATACTCACCTAAATCAAATGCAAGGTAGAAAGAATTAGGCATAGCTTTTGCTTCACCTTTAATCGTATTATACAGTCCTTTTCTATCGTTTTTCTTTAGCTTAGATAGATTAGATTTAGATTGTTGTATTACGTACTTCTTAAACTTATCTAACTCTTCTTGTACATTTAACATATAGTCATTTCGTTTGCCATTATTACATCAAAAGTCATAGTACAACCAGCAACATCATCCGTAAATCTATCAACAAAGAATTCAAAAGATGCAGTTTCAGATTCAATAGAGTAATTGTCACCAAAGTCACCTCTTCGCATACTTTCAAATGCACGTTGACAAATCATTAACGTTTGATTATGTATGTCGTCTTCGTTATTATTACCGTAATATAAGTGAGTCAAATCTTCTTTCGTATAATCAACAATGTCCATCACAACTAACGATACAGAAAATCTTATTGTATTCTCTTCAAACGCACCGTTATCAATCATAACATGAGCTAATGGGTACATATCTTTTTTAGCGTTTGTAATCTTATCCAAACTACCCTTTGTAACTTGGTTTACTAACGGATCGCTTATCAAGAAATCGTGAAATGCTGTTGTGAAATCATAGTACCCTTTCATGTGCTCTTTTTAGTTGTCTATTTTCTATATCTATCTTTTGCTTTTCAAATGTCAACATTGTTAAGCACTCAAAAAGTCCCGTTTCTGTAACTCGTTCAAACTTTGTAATGTCTCCTTTAGCGAGTTGATATATTGACTGATACCATCCCCATCGTTTTCCAAATTGAGTTGTTTCGCTAAAATCGTTTTGCTCTTCTTCGTCATTTGTTTCTCCAAATAAGACAGGGTAGCTGTCAATAGTTCGTTTCCTAAACTCCAAAAAAAAACCGACGCTGGCAATACAACATCTAAAGGAGCGTACTTCATTAATTCAGCATAGTTGGCTGTACCGCTATATTTATCTATGGTATACTTATCCCCCTTCTGACTTGCAATAGGTCTGTACATTACAGCCATTGCCTTGTGGAACGATTGTACATCGATTATGTTAGACTCTAAATCCACATACTCACCAAACGATATATCTTCTAACTCATTAATGAATCCAAACTTTACACCTTGTATTTCAAATGTCTTTTTTAGCTCTAGTTTCTCACTGAATAATTTCTTAAAATGTGTTACCAAATCAATTACATCTGATAGCTTAATGTTAACTACATTCTTTAATTCTATACCACAAAATATCTCAATCATTTTCTGTGATATAAACAGCTCCGAGTTGTCCTTATTCGATGCAACTACCATGTATTTCTGATAGTGCATCAAAGGTATCTCACTTAACGATGTTGGTATTACTAGTTCTAACTTCATTCTGCTATGTAAATATATGTTGGTCTTTTATAATGAACTATTCCACTATCGCTTGTTGTATGGTCATCTACATCTCTATTTTGTGGTTTAAACAAGCACTTTAAAGCATAGTGAATTTGACACCCAGCAATAATTACATGATTATTTTCATTTCCTATTTTAGCATACCAATTACTTGAATTTCTATTAGTTTTTACACCTAATAAAGTATCTTCTAATATAGTTACTTCACCCCATACTGATTTATATTGTCTGCCGTCAGGAGCAAAAAACCAAGCGTCTGTTGTAATTAAATATTTACCCTTCATTTTATCAATTTTCTAATCCCTCTCCAATACTCTAGACTGCCTTGAAACTTCATAATCTCGTTGTCAATCGCTTCATAACAATTCAACTTCCAATCTTCACCATGTTCATTTTGAAAATCTTCAATGATTTTGGTTGCAGTTTCTTTCAAGATATCTTTCTTGTTTGGAACTTTAATTTCTACTTCTTTAACTTCTGTTTTCATATTTTGTTGTTTTAATATACACTATAATTTCCTTTGTTTGGATTCGCTAACTGATAACTAATTGCATATCGCATTGCATCGAGGCAGTGATTGTATTTGTCTATCGGTGTTTCAGACTTCTTTTCAAGCCAGCAATAGTTATTCAATTCCTTTATCAAATTTACAGAATTTTCTTCAATAATCAAGTCATAATCCTGAATTAAACTTATCCCGTATTTTACTGAATCTGCTCCCTTAATTGTTGCTACTATATTTAAACCCCTTGCTTTAAGTTCTGCTATCAATCTAGGCTCTGAATTATCTCCTACTATCAAATCTCTTCCTGCAAATTGTTGGTTTAATTGCGCAAGTTCCGACGTAGTTAAACCTTGCTTATGTATGTGCTCTTTAATGTATATTCGTTTGTTAGTCTTATCAATTGACGTTTCGATTAATGTCGATGGGTCGTTACTAAAACCATAATCCTGACCGAATACACTTCCATTATCTTTGTTGAACGGTCCTATTCTCCAATTGGTAAATATAACTCCTTCTGCTTTCTCTAACCATCCCCCGAGTATAGTGTGTTTATACTTATCTGGTCTACGTTCTTTTATCGTCTGTATTTGATTTAAGAATGATTCAGATAAGTTGTTATAATTATCTAAGTATGTCGTATGAATGTATGTAGTATCACCTTTAATTATATTGCTTCCTGCTTCAACTCCTTTCGATTCAAAGAACTTTTGATAAATAAAATGCTCTTTCGTTGCTGGATTTAAAATAAGTATTACCCTATTTTGTTTGTCTTTAGATCGTATCGAATAGTCTATCTTGTCAAATGTATCTTCATCTGTAAGCTCTTCTGCTTCGTCTAATATCCAAGTTGTAACTCCAGCCAATGATTTAAGGTTTGCTGTTTGAGTTCCTGAGCTTGTCTTTATTCCTTTAAATAATATCTTACTTCCTGTTCTTAGGTTTATAATCTCATCTTTTGTAATGTGAAAATCCGAGTGCTTACCTAGTATATCAACCTTATCAATAAACTCAGGAATAATAGAAACGTGAGCAGAAGTAAGTGTATATCTTGTAAATAGAATGGTATGCCCACTTTCATATGTAAGTAATAGAAGTAACAAGTTAATGCTGTAAGACTTCCCACTACCCCTACCACCAGTAACAATAAAATATCTGCTATCACTTCCAAATGGTTTGTATTTAGGATTCAGTGTTACCAAAGTTAATCAAATCTTTTAGTGATGTAGTATTGATTGTAATATCTGATTCCACTTTCTCTTTAGGTTTACCACAACCATACTCGATTAATATCTTAGCACTAGCAATTCTATCAACAGGTCTTTTAGTCTCGTCAATCATTATTTCTGCTATTACTCTAAAAGCATCTTCTACATGTGGTGCAGCTAATGTAAAGCCTTTAATCTCATCGGACAAAGATTTACGACCAGCGCCTTCTCTTTTACCTCCTGTTCCTGCCATTGATTTCTATTGATTAGTCAATTAAGGCAAATTACTAAAAAGAAACTACCTGTATTTATAACTTGTATTATATCATTTTGTATCATAGTAATTTACTATTATAGTTTTACCACCTATATCTTCAACTCTTTCTAATTGTATTTTGTTATAGTTGTAATTGATTTCTTTTGCTTCGTTTTCAAACCCTATTGAATAACGTATCCTTCTCATCGTTCTTTTTTCGCTACAACTTTCAATACATTCAATCAGCGTTATAGGTGCCATATACTTTATTCAATGAGTTTATCATATCTCTTAAACAAGATCCACAAGATGTCATTTGATTCTTAGCTTGGAATACTCTATTGTATATTTTAAGTAATGCCATTTGTTCTAATGGTGTCATTTTATGTTGAACTAATGGAAGTAATGTAGTCAATACTTCATATTCATTTTCGATAAGACAAAGTGGTTTTTTAGCATACGAAAATAATTCGTTAAGTTTTGCTTTACGTTCATCACATCCACAATCCTCTCCTAATATAAACTTTGCTACTTTATCTATTCCTGTTGCTTGGAGTACGTTCTCTATTGTGTCCCCTAGTCCTGTTGCTTTTCTTTTAGCCATTCGTAATCTTCGTTTAAATAATCTTGATAGTCTTCAATAAGTAAACTCTGCAAGTGTGTTTTTGTTCTATTGATGGTGTAGAATATACAGCTTAAAGATAGTTTTGTTTCTTTTGCGAGTTGTCGCATTGACTTGCCACTTGTAATATAAAGTTGAAATAGCATCTTATCAAACCAATGTAGTTCATAAATCTCTTTGTTAACTAATGTGGTTAAATTCTCGTATGCTACTATACTTTCGGTCTCGCAAACGGCTTCAGAAACGGTCTTATCTAGTTCAAACGTAACTGGCTCTTTTTTCAGAAAGTCAAAGTATATATTTCGTAAAGTAATCCATACAAACGATGTAGATATTTGTTGGTCAGGTTTGATATACTTATCTAGTCGAATATACATTTCTTGTACTATGTCCTCGGCCTCCGTTTTAGCACCAAAGGACCGAGCGATATTAACCCAGTCCTTATGTTTCTTTGCAATTACTTCTATTTGCTTAATCATGCTTTGTAATCTTCCAACTTTGAATGGTATTAAAAAATACACCAACTTCACGTTTAGATTCTTGAGCTTTCAGATTGTAGTCTACTTCAACAACATCTCCTACTCGATTGTACTTTAGAACTGCATCTACTTTTGCTTCTCCAAATACCTCGAAGTTACATGATTGAGGATATTCTCCTTCGTTTTCTACTACATGAACATACAACTTTTTGTAGTTTCCTAATTCGATTACATCTCCAATGTGTGTAATCACTCCTTTAAATTTACTCATCGTTTTTAATTTTTGACTAATATAAGTATTCTTTATTTAACTGCAATGCAATTTCTTTTAATTTTTCAATATAAAGTGTCGCATCCATTAATTCCTCCTGAAGATGCTGTAAGAAATCATCGGTATCATTATCTTCAAGTGTCGTTCCATACTTCGCTATCCCTATTTCTGACCTATTTTTGTATGCTTCGATAACCTTTGCTACAATTGCATCCTTTGGTGTGAAGTAGTCTTTGCTTAGATTGTACAAATCGTCTCGCATTACTGCATTCTGATACTTTAATTCTCGTATTTGCTCAAACAATTGACTTGTTAAAAGCTGTTCCATTTTTAGTTGGTGCTTAAGTTCTTCTTTCTTTGTCATATCTTTTTTATTTTAATATTAATTACTCCTTTATCTAATTCAGCTATCTTACTAAATGCTTTCTTGGATAAGTCTAATGTTATTTTCTTAAAACTACCTGTGTCGGTAACAGTCACAATTACCGACTTCCCATTATCTAGGTTAGTTACTTTTAATCTTGTACCTAACTTATGAGTATTTGAAGCACAAGTCAACTTATTCATATCATAGATCGCTCCAGAACGCATAACTTTACCATTGAATGTATCACTATAGTAAGTAGCTTTAAAACTCGTTAGAACGCACCAAACACACATCGCGATTATTATTTTCATTTGATTCTAATTTTATCAATTACTTTACGGATGTTACGACAAACATAGACGTATTGGTCGGACTCTTGTACGTTGATTTCACTTGTCAAAGGCTCAACATTTGATTCGAGATACTTGATAAAGTTATCTATTGTATCGTAGTTATTCTCTCTAAAGATGTTACCTTCATCAAGGTCTTCTAATAATTCTAAGCTTACTTGTTGTAGTAGTAATACTTTGAATACTGTGTTTATTTGTTTATCTATCATAACGTTTTTAATTTATTTTGGTATACTTCACTTGCTTCTTCTTCCGTATTAAACACTCCAAGATGTATGCATTTATTTGCTATAGTTATTTTAGCTCTCCATTTTTTACTTGATTCAGACCAACAAACACCCTTATATTTAGACGCATATTTATCTTGTGTTCTATACGTGTTTTCTCTATTAGTTATAATTCTTAAGTTTTCAAGTCTGTTATCATTTCTAACATCATTTATATGGTCAACAACTAATTTCATTCCACATCGAGTATGATTCAAAAAAGATTCAGCTACTATTAAATGGACTGTTCTTGTTTGTTTTTTACCATTATTACATAATAATACTTGAAGATAACCCTTGGCATTATAGGTTGCACTTAAACATCTAACTTGTTTAGTTCTTCTATAATTTAACGATTGTACTCTACCTAAGTTACTTACTTCGTAAAGTCCTTCATAATCTTTTACTGGTTTCCATATTTCCATAAAATAAAAAACCTCAGCTTCATGGGTAGTGCTTCCAATCAGCCAAGGCTTTAAAAAAGTTCTTATTCATCGGCACTACTCGATATGCAAATATACAATTATTTATTTACTTTAACATAATTTTCTTCAAAAGATTTTAGACTTAAAACAATATCTAAACCAACTTTAGGTTTCACCCTTACAAATCTTTCAGAAAGAAGTAACAGGGTAACGATTGATCTATCTCTTTTATCCAAGTAATAATTTGATTCTTGCATCGTATTCATTTAAAAATATTTTACAATTATTTACTTTATTCTGCATTTGCTCAATCATAGAAGGATTGTATTCCAAGTCAAAACTATAAAAGCGTTCATTGATTGGCATGTGACTATAGAAGATGTCATTACCGTAGTTAGCTTCTGCAGGTGTGTCTAACAATACATATACTAACTTAGCTTTCTTTATACCAGTCAAGTGCATATACACTTGTAATTGTGCTTCGTAGTCTTTATTGATTGGACTTGTTATAGCATCTAAGAATGTAACGTAATCCCACGAACATTTAGTATCGATTACAAATTCATCAGTGATAACATCGGGTGTACCATTAAAGTGTTCGTCGTTGAAATGTACTATGTTTTTTTCAAGTATACCTAATCCAAAACGTTCAGCACAAATGTCAATAGCTTCATCTTCGCACATATTACCTTTACGGAAGTATTTAGAATCTATTTCATCACGTACTCCAGACTTTTGTTCTGCATACCATTTCTTTAAGTAAGTAATCATTGACGCACCTAACTTTAAATCGTCTTTTCCGTTTGTTAAGAGCAAGCCTGACTGACTTGCTCTATGGCGGTATATCTTGTTTTCCATAATTATTTTATATTAGTTAATTCTTTACCTGTTAATGCAAAGTATAAGTTTTGTAATTGGTGAACGTATTTAATATTGTCGTATGTCCAATCGTAAACTTCACATTTTAATTCCTCTGAATCATTAAAATAGAAACTAATTATACCATGTTCTTTTTCGGTGTAGTAAATTTTACCTTTTATATATCCAAACTTCAATAACCATTCTTCTGTTAGTGGTATTGGCTCAAAATTTTCACTTTCAGGAAAACTTTCTAAATGATGTATGTTTAAAGATTTTATTTCGCAAATTTCAACGCCTATTTTTTTTCTTAAAATTTTTGATAGTTTAGATTCATACACTAAATTTCCAACTCTTAACTCTTTACTTTCCATTTTCTAATAATTTAGCTACCTCAATAGATACATTATACTTTGTTTTTACTTGTTCAATAGTGTAATTTCCACCTTGTAATGCTTTCTTAACTGCATCGAAGTTTGGCGTGTTAGGCTCTAGATTAGGAAGTAACTTGAATCCTTTAACTCTTATCCCACCAACAATCTTACCCATCATTTTTATTGTCTCATCAAATTGTAACTCTACTTTAGTGCCAATCCAGTTGCCTATATTTCTAGAATCTAGTAAAGATAATCCTTTTTCTAACACTAAGTTATTTGCTATCATTTTACGATTAGAACTATTACAAACCATATCCATAACATCTTCTTCAAACTCTAAAAAGTAACCATCGGTTTTGTTACCACTTACATCTACACCTTTTGAATAATACGCATCTTTGATTGTAAGTATGCAATTACCTTTTTCTGCTGTAATTATTGCCACATCTACACCGGCAAGGTGCGAATGTTTACGATATTTCATCGCGTCTATATTATGCTCCTTCATTGTCTTTATTTTTTAAGATTATTTCTATTAAATCTGGTTCGCTGAATTCCCACATTAAGTATTGCAATAAATCCATTGCTAATGATACCTGTTGTGGTTTTGTGTTGACTTCTTCACCTAATATATAACCAAGTCTTTTGATTATTTTTAGGTTTATTTCGTGCTTGTCGGTTAAATCTGCTACTATCTTCATAATCTAACTAATTTTAATACGTTTAACTTTTCTTGAATAAATGGTGTAAGGCTTGGATATTTATCTAGTGCCTTAGTGTACATTAGTTCCATTTCTTGGATGGTTTGCATTAACTCATCGTACTTTCTTGCTTTCTCTTCAGTTGTCATAATGTATGTGCTTTTAAAAGTTCTATTACTAATTTTTGTCCTTTAACGAAATCACTATCGATATTTATTCCGTTAATGATTCTGTCGAAATCGTTAATTAATCTTACTAGACTTTCTAGTTTTGACTTGTCGTTTACTAATTTGCTTTCTCCTGTTGCGTAATTAGTTTTAAACTCTGCTTTTAAATAGGGACTTGGGTAACTCATAATTCAAATATTAAATTGTTTCTATATGCAAATATAAGGTTTATTATTATAACTACGTTACATTTTTATAATATATTTTGAAATTCTTTTAGTGAACGTATTAAATAATATTTAAAACCTTGACTTTCAAGTAGCTTTTGTTGATACTTTTGTAATTCCGATTGAACTCCTTTTAACGTTTTAAACTCAACAAAGACACAAACACCATTTTTCAGCATAATAAGATCGGGAAATCCTGATACAGATACTTTAATAGTTTTGCAACAATACCACCCGTTTTTTTTTGCGTAATTGATACAACTGCTTTGGATTTTGCTCTCTAACATTTATTAAATGGATTTGAATTAAAATCAATATTAGTATGTTTTAAAATTTCATGTTTTAACATATCAAATTCAAAACATACTAGATAAAATTTAACTAAAAGTTTTAACTTTTTAGAATAAACAACACATCTTCGTTTTCTTTTTTTAATTATAATATCTTTTTTATTATATATTTTTTTAAGCTCTACAATATGTTGTTTAGAAACAAACCTAAAATAATTAATTTCATTAATACAATCTTCTTTTGTTATATCAAACCATTCTCCATTAAGTCTTTTAGATTTATATTTTTCATGTAATAAAGATTCTAATTCTTGAAAATGTGGCGTTTCAATATAACCAATTATACTTGCTCCATTAGGACTATAAGTTTTTAATGAAGAAAATCTATTTTTAGGATTAGACTTATTTGTCATTCCTATTTTAATTGCATCTATTCCTTTATGTTTAAAAAAATATACACATCCTTTTTGTATTTCCATAAAATAAAAAACCTCGAGCTTTAGTGGTGGTAGACACGTCGACTCGAGGAGTTTAAAAAAGTTCTTAATATAGCTACCACACTACGTGGTAAAGATACTAAATATATTTCTTAAATTGTGATTCTGTAAAGTTTTTTTTATGTTTCACAACACTATGAATTTTCTCAGTTAGTGAACCTTTACCATAAATAAAATATACATCGTTTTCTTTACGTGAGATTGTAGTTAAGCGATCAATCGATTGTATATAATTTGTGCCACTAAATCCAAAGTTAAAAAACACTAAGCAATCTGCTGAACTTAGATTGATACCCATCGCGGAACTATATTGTTGACCGATATAATGTTTATTGGTTGTATTAAATTCCTCTATGTCGGTAGTGTGGTTTGGGAAAGCAAATTGTAATAAATGAAATTCCTCTATGTAGTAATAAAATATAGCTAGCTTTTTACCTTTAAAATGGTCCGCAATAAACAAAGCTTTTGAATTATCTAGCACCATACTATTACCGCTTTCAAACTTAATTGTCCCGCTTTCTAGTTGGTGTAACTTACTCATCATTTTAACACCTGAATCTGCTAATATCACCTCTTCTTTACCCTCAACGATACTATCTTTTTTTAGCTTATCAATTATCTTTTTATTACAACTATCAAAATATATTACTTTCTCATTTACTTTACTTTCAAATCCAGCATTTTCTTGTGTAAACTTTAAAATGTATGGTTGTATTACTGCATCAATTAAATCAATCTTAGCTGCTGAATAATCATTTATAGTTCCGTAGCTAACATATTTTAGAGTAGGTTGTGTAAATACCTTAGCCCATGCGTAAAAGTTCTTATATTGGCTAAAAGGACTATAAGCACTTAACCAAAATTGATGGTAAACTTGCGAATATGATTCAGCCGCCATTGTTCCTGACAATAATATTAATGGTATTCTTGAAAAACGTGCTTTAAATTCCTTTGCTTTATTGCTTGGTTTAGGGAAGGATGCCATTCCATGTGCTTCATCTTGCACAACTACATCAAAATCATTATCCGTAATTTTAGAGAGTGATTCGTTATTAATCACTATTAAATCAAATGTATATCCAAAGTCATTATAATCGTTTTGAATAGAAGTAATAGCTTTCTTTTTAGTTAGAAACAATACTTTCTTTGCTCCGTATAGTCTACACGTTTCCAATGCCGTTGCGGTCTTGCCTGTTCTTACACTAAAATTTAAGTACACTATCTTCTTATCTCGTAGTATATCAACTGCTTTCTTTGATAAATCTAGTTGGTAATCTCTTAGTTGTTTTTTCATTTAAAATAATTTTTGTTGTGATACGTTATCATCTATACTTGATACTACTTTATTTTTTCTCTTAAGTTTTTTACTTATTTCATACAACCATATTATTTTAGGTAATCCTGTATGTATTACTGCTTCTCCATTAACAACTGCTTTTCTTAATTCATGAGAGTAAGGTCTTTCAATACTTAAACTTCTAGGATGATATATTTTACCATTCCAATCAACATACTTTGTTGGTGTTGTTAAACCTATATTTTTAAAATTAGATGCTTTATAAATAGTTCCATTATGTCCTACGGTTTTATCTGAATAACTTAACACGTAATTATAATCTGTATTACTAGCACACCACTTTATAATTTGAGATAAAAACCAGCTTTCAGAATTACAAGGAGATTCATCTAAACAAGCCATTCTTCTAATGTCAATACAATTTTTGTATTTTTTTTCATGTCTTGGCTTTCCCATAACACTTCCTCCTACTAACTTGTCATTTATAAACATTGCGAAACAAATACTAATACCACCGCCCATGGCACCTTTTTTATAGTGAAACTGCTCAAAAATATGTCTAACATCACTAAATTTACACGTTCTGATTTCGCATTTAGTTTTATCTAGTTTCTCTTTCATACTTCTTAATTAAATAGTTTAAATGTCTCTTAACGCTTTCTAAGTCTTTTAAAACAAAATTAAGCTTTCCTATTGTTTCCAATCTTTCAGGATATTTATCTATAATCTCATGCATTGAATTGCTTATCTTATCAATTTCTGCATCTATGATTATATTGCTTAGCTTTCCATCCATTCTTTTGCTTCTATTTTAGTGTCGTACATAATTATATCTGCTCTAATTAAAGATAGTGATATGATTGAATTTTCTAAACTAGATATTAAATCACTTCTAGTTGGATGTACTTTCTTTATCCAATCAATAGACTCACTATATTTTCTAGATATGCTTTCAATCTTTTTAATCGCTATAATACTGTCTATTGTCATAATCCTTTCAGTTCGTTTGAATCCCAAATGTCATCTTCTACCTTATTGTTAATACTTCCTTCCATTATCATAAACTTTAACATACCACCTGGTGAACGGGAGTCGTATTCATAGCCATAAAATTGGCAATACTTCTTAATTGATTGTGTTACTTCCTTTTTTGACTTCGCTAGGAATGATTTTGATAAACTAAACTTATATTTATCATAGGTTTCTTGACCGCTTAACCATTCATTTCTTGGTAATTCTTGACAAAATTCAAATAATTCTTTACCTAAATCTGCTTCCAGTTTTTTAACTGGCAAAGATATTGATTTATAAGATACCAAACCATTATTTAAATACTTTTTTAAGCATTCAATCATATAGCAATCAAAACGAGACCATTCTAAATCATTCCAATCTGTAAATAAATAATGTCCAAAGAACTCAAATGGTGTATTATTAGCATTAAAGAAAGTAGATAGTTCTAATTCAAATTTACGTGCATCGTGTGAGTCTCCATTACCCTTTAAAACGTAATTAGTAGATATTATAATCTTTGGTGAATCTTCTACAGGCAACTTGATAGTATCTTTCCCTTTATAGGTTATATCTATACCTTCTGTAATAACACTAAATAAGTTCTCAAACTGGAAGTTCTTTTTCACATCGTCAAACACCAATATTTGGCAGTCAGTTTTTACAGATTGATATGGAAAATCTCCGCCAAATTTAAATTGTTTGCCATCTATTGACTGTAATTTCTTCATGTGTTTAAGACTATTCCAAAATACACCTTTACCACTTCTGCCATTTGGTGAGTCACTTATCATTTCATCGTTAAGAATAATTGCTTTATTGTTACCCGACGTTTTGTAGGAATGTATTAAATATCCAATAGCACTTTGAAATGAATTGTATCTATCAACTGCAGAATCGTATTTAATTTTTTCATCTGTAGAAGGTGTGCTTCCTAAGTCAAAACCGCCTGATATCTTCCAAACAAACTTTCTAAACTCTGAATGATGATGATCTGAATCTACATACTTTCTTTTAATAACTTGGTTTTCCCAAATATTAAGATTAAAGTCAGAGTAGTTTTTAAGTTCAGATTTGTTTTTAGTAACTTCTAATACGCCATTCTCGTAAAATAAGTATGCAGTGTCTTTTGTATCTTTTAGAACTTTAATTTCTTTACTATCAATCATGCTTAAATAATCCCTTTTAAAGAACTTTATATTTGAAGTCATAAGATTATATACATCCTCACTCAAGCCTTGCTCTAAGATATGCTTAAGCACAAAATCTTTAAGGTCTACTTCATCTACTATCTCTAAAAATATACCATTCTTTTTAATAATGTTGAATGTACTATTTGGATTGGGTTTGTTTTTACTAAAATTATTTATTTCTAAGAATCTTTTAAACTTAAAATTGTTCAATGATACTTTGCCATCTTGGTTTACTGACCAAAATTTCTCGTCTGGATTAATCATATTAAAATAATTTTTGTTGTGATACGTGGTTACTAATTCGTTGCATTGCTTTATCAAAGTATTCTTTGTCTAATTCACAAGCTGTAAAATCAAAGCCGTAGTCATGGCAAGCTATTGCTATACTACCTGAACCTAAGTGGGTATCAAGTATTTTATCTCCTTGCTTTGCATATTTTTCAAGACAATATTTATATAATAATATAGGCTTTTGTGTTGGATGTTGTTTTTTACCATCCTCATCCTCCATTGCTGAATACCTTTTAAATACTCTAACATTTTTGTTTATTGAACACCAAGCTAATTCAGCTTCTGAAAAAGATAAGTTTGGATTTAATTTATCCCATATTACCCAATTATTATTTAATGGTAATGGAAAGTAATTACCACCCCATATAATTTGATTTTTACTTACTCTAAATAATTCATTAAAATATTCTGAAGATGGTATTTTATTATCCCAATCTTTACCTTGTTTAAATTTATGTTTCCCACTACCCATTGTCATTTTACCAGCATTTATTCCATAAGGTGGGTCAACTATTGCAAGGTCAAAATAGTTGTCAGGATAGCGAGCCATTAACTCCATGTTGTCTTCGTTAGTTATTTTCATAATATTACTTTTAAATTATCTACTCTATTATTAAATACGTCTTTATCTATTCTAGTTACTTTCTTAAATGATTCACTAATGAACTTCCTAGCAACTTCGGACGCCAAAAATACATCTTTTTTTCTACTATTATTCTCTAGTGTCAAAGTTACTTTTGTTTTATATTGATTGCACTTAATTGGCTTTAAGTTACGATTAGTGTTTTTATTCATAACATTACCAAAGTTACTAATGTAATAATGCTCTTCTAGATGCTTCCACTCTTCTACCATTATATTTCTTTTAATTTATTTTGATATACTTGACTTGCTGCTAATTCACAATTAAATACTCCTAAATGATAATTTTTTTTGTTAATCATTATTTTTGCAGTCCATTTATTTGCTTTTTTATCCCAACTTACTCCAATATATTTAGATGAAAATTTACCATTCATCTTACTAATATTTTCTCTTTGTGAAACTATTTGCAAATTATCTACTCTATTATCATGTTTATCACCATTTATATGATCAATAACTAATTTCATTCCACAAGGTACATGATTTAAAAACGCTTCGGAAACTAAAGAATGAACTCTTTTAGTTTTTTGAATTCCATTTTTAGAAAGTCCAACTCTAAAATATCTTGTAGATATAAATGGATTTAAACATTTATTTTTTTTAAGTGATTTCACTCTACCTAAAGAGCTGACTTCGTAAAGTCCTTCATAATTCGGAATTGATTTCCATACTTCTTTTTTCATAATTTGTTTAAATGCAAAAAGCCATCTTCAAAAGGTGCCTGAGAAAACCTTTATCGGATAGCTTTTTAATAAATTCTTTATGAAGTTCTCAGGCTTCGGTGTACAAATATAACTATACTTTCGTCAATTTGTTTCAATTATTTTAAAATATATTGTTATTTATATTGATTCTAAATAATAAGTGTAGTTTTTAATTCATCTCTCCACATTATTACGCTATCTCTACACTAATCTCTACGGGTTAAAGTGTTGATTATTTATATGTTATAAGTTTTTGGAGAGATTGTAGAGGTAAATTTCATTTTTTTTTATTTTCACCTGTTCCGTTTTATATAAAAGATTGGCATTTCTCCTCTACAAGTCCCCTTTTTTACCTTAACCCTATATTTTACTAGGGCTGTAGCTGTAGAGATAGGTGTGGACATTTGGAGAGATAGGGGAGATGTTACTCCATTAGCAATCCATTATCGTGCATTATTTCACGAATTTTATTGCGTACTTGTTCTGCCATTTCAATTTCGCTACCTATTTCAGAGTATTTATATATACCTCGATAGTATTGGTCCAACTCGTCAATTACAAATGCGTATTTCCATCCGTATAATGCGCATTTTAAATCTTCGCTGTCTTCTATTGAGTCAAATTCTAGTGTTACTTTTGCCATAATTAAGGTTATATTATTAAATTTTTATTTTATTTTAAGGGTATAGGCTTAAAAAATTGTCGTAAGCCGTGCGACTTGACCATGTGTTTTATGGAATATAAAGCCTTCTATTGCTAGTGGGGAGTGTTGGTAACCGCTTTTGTGATGCCATGAGTCTGCTGGACTAGGGGAGCGTAACGATTCAATTTGTACGGACATGATATCCTTGCTTGTTTTATGGTGTACGTGGTGAGTAAACCAATATCTATGCTTACAATCATGCCAGTGTTGACTAGCTTCGTGACACATCAATAATGGAAGATCATTTTGTTTAGCCCCATCTCCATGTGTAGTTCCTATTAAGTTATTTCCGTACGTTGTATATTTACGATGTGAAGGAGAACGATTAAATGTGATGTTTGGGTGTTCGTTGTACCATGAATAAATACTATCCATTAAGAAAAACCCGCTCATTTCGTCGTGATTAGATACATTATATACTACTTCTAGGTCCGCGATTGCTACTAAAGTGCTAATAATATCTATATATAATTGCTTTGCCATTAAGAACGCGTCGAACCATTTTAAATGCGTGTCCTGTTGTGTTCCTTTTGTTGTTTGATTTCGTGCGTTGTCTGTATTTAAGACATCATTTCCTACAATTAATATGATCTTATCTATATTAAAACCTTTACACTTACTTAAAATAGACGCTACCCCATCCTTAACGCGTTGTACTGCCATCTGTGAATTGTATTCCTCACCTGTTTCAAACGCTGAACATAGCTTATTTACGTGAATGTCGGCAGGGTCTATCAGTAAACAGTGTGATTCTTCCTCTGATTCAGTTCGAATTATCTGAATGTAGTTAGGTTTAATATCCTTAACCGATGCGATAAAGTCTTCTTTAAAGTCTTCGTATTTAAACGTGTCAGTATCACCTTTTACATTGATAGAATAGTGCTTACCTTTATACCAATAGTTTTTGATTTTATCTGGGTCTATTCCTACAGCTTCACACTCTTCAAATACGCCACGACTTTTTTCTCTGCTTATGATTTCAGAAGCTAATCTTCGTTTGCTGTCAGAATATTCTAGGTTTTTTTCTGCACAGATTTTCTTTGCGATTTTAGTAATATTAACTCCTTGCTTATAGAGCTCTATTATTTCGGTTTTAAATTCAACCATTTAAAATACGTATTGGTACAAATAAGTAACTACGTATTTAGGCAATTGTTTTGCATAACAAAAAAACCAGCCTATTAGACTGGTTTAAATTCATCGTTTAAAAAAATTAAGTATTATTTGTGTTTTGGTTGCGTGTGTAAATGTAAACTTCCCATCAATACGATGCGTAAAACCTTTATCTAATATATTGCGTTTAAGGCTACAAAATCTGCATTCGATAGTCTTACCCTTATTTGCCTTTATCTTGTATTTAGACTCATCTAAATGATAAAAAAACATAGGGTAGTTAGTTCGACAGGTAAAACATTTTTTTCTCATAATCTATTATATAATGATTTCTCACTTGGGCTTAAGTCGTCATATGTGCAGCTAAAACCGTTTAACATCTCGTCTTCTGTGGCATAAGCAGCATCTTTGTAACCTAACACTGCTTTACTAAAATACTTTGCTTTCTCTTTATCTAGTCTTTTTTGCCCCTCTATTTGGCATTTATGTACCTTTGTCGCACGTTTGTTTAACTCTTTTAATATAGTCACGTTAAACGGCTGTTTATGCAGTCTATTTGTTAAAGTTTCTGTGCTCAACTTCCTTGCTAATTCACTTGTCATAACATAAATAGTATTGTAATCGTTATTACTATAATCGCTAGTATCATTTTTGCTACAAACATAACTATAAACTTGTGTAATATTGTGGATAGTCTTGTGGAAACACCTTCTTTTTAGCATCTTTTAATCTTTTTTTAATTTTACGTTCTTCTTCAATGTGGCTAATTACCCAGTAAATTGCACCACCTAATACTAATTCTATCATAATTTATAGTTTTTAATTTGTTAATACCTTACAAATATAATACTTTTATTATAATATCATAACATTTTATAAAATAAAGTTAAAAAAAAACGCAACCGGTTAAGATTGCGTCTAAAGTAGAGTGTTATATAGTTACAAAATAGGATAAGATATTCCGTTTGTATCTTTAAATGTAGGCTTGTTTTTCAATGTTTGCCATGTGTGACCGAATGCTTTTTGAAAATGTGGGTAGTCTTTAAAGTTTTTCCAATCTCCACCCCATTCATAACCCTTGGATTTAAAATAGTCTACTACTAACTTAAAGTAAGGAGAGCTAATATTCCAATCTATACTCTCAAAAGTTCCATTATTATCTTTATCTAGTAATATAGCGATGTCAAAAGCTAAAGAATAATTATGTATCGATTGTCCACCTTTAGCGTTCGTAACTTTAGGTCTTTGATTGTATAGCTTGTTTTGTTCCTCTACACTTCGATAAACGTACGCAAAACGCAAACGAACACCCTTAGGCAGTTTATTATTACATTCAATATAATAATTCTTTAACTCTTCTCTAATTTTAGGATGTGCAGTTGCTATCCTATCAATTGTTAGTTGGTCCATTACTCTACAGCTAAATGAGAGATTGACTTAACTGTAGCTCCGATTGTAAGCAATACACCTCCTACCATTGGAAGTGGAGTTACTAATACACCACCTACGATTGTAAGTGCTACACCTACTTTGCCAACTTTTACCCAAAACTTCGGTCTTGGCGCTTTTATTCTGTCTAAAATTTTCATATATAGTTTATATTAGTAAATCTTCCATTTAATGCTTCAAATGTAGTCAACATATCTTTAGCTAGCAAATCTATTCCCATAGCATACATTTCGTAACAAGCTAGTATTTTCTCAAAGTTGTTTTTATGATACGAACTTGCAAATATTCCATCTATTCTATTTTGAAACGAAACAACAACATCGTATCTAAATTTCTCAAATAGCTCAATCACATAATCTACATCTTGGTTTGTAATTCCTTTTTGAATCCAAAATGCTCGAATTTGTTTTATGTATTCCGCGTGCATTCCCCACATTTCTTTAAGCATTAATTGCTTTAATTCATCTGAATTTATTTTACTAAAGTCATTATCTAAGAATTCAAGAAATTTATCCGTACAAACATTGCATTTGAACTTAGCAAAATCACTACACATCCTAGACTTATTCGCGTCAAACACTCCATGTGTATAAAATTTCATGTGTGAAACTTCTTGCTTTACACGTTGTAACGTATTGAATATATCATGGGCTCGTAAAGACTTAATGTCCTGTACTTTCTCTTTACGTTTAATTAATGAAGTAAACCATGTCGATATAGGTTTATGAAAGTAATATAATACAACTACTAATACCACCAATATGAATATCATAATCGGTGAAAGTTTAGAATTTAATATACTACTAATCTCTTGCATTATAAAGGCATTTCAATTACTATTGGATTATAAGGAATAAGTGGTAAAGTAAACCACCAACTAATTACGCCTAATTCATTTGCACGTACTAATGTAAAGTAGTTATATTCTTCAATTGATATAAACCATTCCCCATCTGCATCTAGCGTAGGATTAAAAAATTGCACATTATCGTATGTTTCACCAATTAATGTGTCTTTTTGTTCTATTGTTAATTTATATACGTTCATAATTTATATATTTCGAAATAAACTTGTTTGGTATTTCTGTACTGCTGTGTAGAAGTTAGCTGCTTCTGCGTCTGTTAACCCATCTCCTATTGATGCGAATGACGTTTCTTTATCATCAAAATTTTGTGGAATAAAAGCATCACTTCTTGCGCCTATAAATATGGAATAGGAGTTAGCAATTGCAATAATTGTAGTTGTATTAGTAGCAATGAGTGAGGAATTTTTATATGCTTTAATAGAATTATTTGACGTTCTACTTACAACATAATATCCAGTAGTATTAGTATTCGAATACTGTGCAAATGCAGTATTAGAATCAATTATTCCATAATAATTTCCATCTGTAAATCGTAAAAACATCTGATGTGATGTTGTAAAACTAGGATTAGTCGAACCCATTGAAGCTCTATTAGCTCCTGCGGTATTACTCCTTGAGTAAAAACTTAAATGACAGTTATTTTGTGTTAAATTGCTTTGTGGTGTTAACTTAGTGTCGGCATACGCAGTTGTTCCATTGGGTAACGCACCATTCGCACTATGTGTCCATCCGCCACTAAATACTAATCTAAAAGCAGCATCTAAATCTCTAGGATCTTTTAAATTCCATTTATGTGTAGTAGCACTACCTCCAACCATTGGATAAATAGCTTTCATTTTAGTCCAAATATTAGCTGCTTTCAAATCAGTAACTAAGGTGTTAATAGCACTTTTTTGAGTAGTATCTGTAATAGCAGCCGCTGTAATAAATGATTGAGCATCTGTATCTATTATAACGCCACCACCCATAGTAGTAGCCTTCAACGTTGGAACGTGATTATTAAGAATTCCGTACCCGTAGAACATTCTATCCTAAGATTAAGTTAACTGAACCGCTTGTTAAGTCAACTCCGCTAAATAATACACCTTGACCTGTAATCAAAGCACCAGCCTTAACAGCAGTTGCAGGAGTTGTAATATATGTTGCTTTAACATCTGAACCAGCAACTTTAATAGATGCAAAGACTGTATCTTCTAACACAAAAATACCAGCAATTACAGCAGTTACCTCCGTTGTGTCATTCACTAATTTAGTTCCTTTCGTAGCAACTAATCTATCTAAATTTGGTAAACTCATATCTTATTTTATTATTTTAATTTCTAATTGTGCAGATGACAAAACGCTATCAGCTAGTGTTTGCGTTCCATCGTATGTTTTAAATGTCAATACGCTTGTCGATGTTCTAACTACACCTATCCAACCTAATACACTATTCCCAGTCGTTATTTGTACGTATGTCTTTAAGTTAGCAAATTCAGTACCACTTGATGTTAATGTATACGATCCAACTGCTGTACGCGCCCATGTTAATGTAGTTGAAAATTCATCATAATTCCAAGAAGATGAAGGTGCGCCTGTACCACTTTGATTAATTACAGCTAAATATACTTTGTAAGGTCTTACATTTGCGCCTGTAACATATTTAGTGTCGTATGTTGCGCCATTGTAATCACTAATCATTAATAAATCAGTGTCTTCTAATGTCGCTGCCTTCGCTGTTAGTTCGCTTATCTTTTTGTTTGCCATCTTTCTCTATCTTCTTAAGATATAACTCCAATTTAATAATATTGTTTTGTTTAGGTTTATATACCTCTTTCTTCATAAATACCAATTTGATAAATAATTGCCATGTTGTGGGAATACGTCACCACTTCCGTTTGTTAAATATTCGTTAAATAATGATTGA